TAGGGGACCGCTGCGAGCGGCCCCGGAATTACTTGCGACCTTCGGCCTTGGCCATGCCATCGCGGTCGTAAACGATAGGATGATCCCCAGTGCGGTCAACGTGCCAGGGCCCGGCTGTATGATTGGTCATGACGTGGCTCCTTATGCGCCGTAGTAGTCGAAACCGGAGATGATGCCAGCGAAGTCCCAGCAGCGCTCATAGGTTTCAGTGAGGGTGAATGGCATGGTGTGCTCCTCTAGGCCAGCGGCCTAGTTACAGGTTACGCCAGTCATAGGCCAATCCTAGAGGAAAAGATTCACGAAATTTGAGGATTGAAAGGCTCATATTTTGGAGCTTCTTACCTTTCTTACCGGGAAACGTGGGATTCGAGACTTTAAAGGACTTACAAAAACTTGGTGACGATGATGATGGAAATCATGATAGGTGATTAATAATATTATCTTTTGATCACATTTCGGGGGACTGGTAAATTATATTTCTCGAAGAGTTGTTTCATAATTTTTCGGTTAGTTTTTTTCAGTCCGCCGCCATGGGCCCATCTGTAATATGACCCATAGTTAACATTTACGAGATAGTGAAGGACGTCGTAGCCTCCGAGTAATCTGATCAGGGTTGACCATGGACGGGGCAGTGGGTTGTAACCGGAGTGGGTCGGCATGGTGCCTCCAAAAAGGGAGAGATGGATTAGATGACCGTGATGGTCAAGGGAATTATACGGCAATCTGGCTCTGTGCAAGAGAGAACACTATGGAATGGCCGCACCACCAGTGAATCGTTCCGAACCACTCTCCCTTCGAACAGCGTTTCTAACACTTTCTACATTACGCGTGTTTTGTACGCGTATATATGAGCTATTCATATATCATTTATTACCATATTACATACATACATATGATCATATTATAAGAAAGATAGGAAAGCGGTAATGCTGGCGCGGGTTTGCTCCCATTCCAATCTCACTGGCGGTGATGGAAGATCGGAGAGATGCAGCGGTGGTGCGCCGAGTCAGGTATGGGCCTCATCCAACCCAATGGCCAAAGCTACTCAATGCTCAGCATGAGGCATGCTCCATTCAGTCATCGGTCCCTAGATCCATTGACAGAGCGGGTTTGCTGGCCTCAGATGGTCTCCAGCTTCTGATAACGACCATTATGTAACCCTATTCATAGAAATAAAGCTAATAGAATCAGCACATGCTATTTGCCTTTCATCTTTTCAGCTTTCAGATTCATAAACCGAGTCCAGTTGAGACGGCAAGATGGACTCAGTCTCAGCCCCCAGCCCCACCCGGGGAGTGTTTCTGCCCCAGCCGTCCGGAGCCCCCTGGCGCATCAAAACCTAAGTCCAACACGCATACCGCCGAAATACTCAATTCTTTATTCCATTGACACTCCTGCCTCATTGCATTACCCTTCTCCTTGAGCCCTACTGCTCACACCTATCCCAAAGGAGCCAATCATGGCTGACAAGATCAACCCTGGAACCAACGTCGTCATTGCCGGCATCCGTGGCGTCTTCCCCGTGAAGACCTGCAAGGTGCAGGGCCGTGGCTTCACCTACACCGTGGTCGGCAAGAAGGCCAGCTTCCCCTCCCGTGATGTCCGCAAGGCCACCTCCAAGGAAGTCGCCGACGCCACGGTCAAGCGCAAGGCTGCTGAGGCGAAGAAGGCCGCCGAAGTCGAGGACACCGCGGAGCGAGCCCTGGCCACGGCCGAGGCCGGGCCCCTGGTCCGGGAATCCGAGGACGGCTGTCCGGCTCTGTGATCCAGATCACATCCTCCCAAGACCCCTCTCCGGAGGGGTTTTCTTTTTCTGTGAAAAGGGATCTGCCTCCAGCCCGAATGCGTTTATATTTATCTTCAAAGGGGTTCCTCTCATGTCCTCAATCTCGCTCGGTGGTGATCCTGATCGGCTGAAGGCCCTGGGCTTTTCGTCGATTAACAAGGATCGTTCCGCGCAGCCGCCTGACGGAAAGCCGCTGCTGCAAACGCTTGGCAAGGCCAATGCTTCATTGGAAGAGAAGTCCAAGATCATTACCGAGCATTGGATGAACTCCCTGACCCCGGAGGACGTGAAGACGCTCGGTTCCCAGGGTGTCGAGCGCATCGCCAAGATCGGTGGTCTGGGCGGCGTGAAGAAGCAGGACATGTCTTCCAACCCCATCATCTCTGCAATCATCGTGGCGCTTGGCACCTTGGGTGCCCCGCCCCCGGACATGAAGGTGATCGAACAGGAAACGATCGAGGCCGGGGATGAGTAACTGGGGCTGCCTCTCCACCCTGTCCGAGGCCCAGCGCATCCAGGCTCTGCTGGAGGTCGCCCGCATCTACAGCGGTGGGATCCTGCTGGATAAGCAGGTCGAGCAAATCTCAGCCATGGAGGACATCGTATTCTCAGGCGGGGGTGCTGGTTCGGGGAAGACCCGTGGCGCGCTGCTGTCTTGGGCGGCCCGGGGCACGGTGATGCCAGGCTACGATTCCCTGGCGATCCGGCGCACCTTCCCCCAGGCCCGGGAGATCGTGGCCCTGGCCAAGGAAATGTTCCTTCCAGCCGGCGCGGTGTGGAAGGAATCAGAGAAGCGCATCACCCTGCCCACCGGGTCCAGCCTGGAAATCGGCTACATGGAGGGCATGGACGATCACCTCCAGTATCAGGGCCGATCATGGGCCATGGTGATCGGGGATGAAGTGCAGCACCACCCCACGGCCAGACAGTTCGATTGGCTCATGAGCCGCATCCGTTCGCCCAAGGATTATCCTTTGCAGCAGGCCTATACCAGCAATCCCAAGGGCCCCGGCATGGCATGGATCAAGGGGCGCTACGTGACGCCCGCGCCCAATGGCGGGGTATTCCCTAGGCAGGTCCAATTCATGGATGACAAGGGTGTGGATCGCACAGCGGTGCTGTCCTGCCGGCACATCCCTTCGACCGTGGCTGACAACCAGTTCCTTTCGAATACGGCCTATGTGCGTAACCTGATGATGCTGCCGGAGGCCGAGCGCAAAGCGCTTCTCTATGGGTCCTGGGATTCCATGGACGGCATGTTCTTCACCGAATTCGATGCCCGGGTGCATGTGGTCAAGCACTTCCCGATCCCGCCCGACTGGGCCCGCTCCATGGGTGGGGACTGGGGAACCTATCGGCCCTACCACTTCCTCTGGACGGCAGATGCGCCGAACGGGGAGCTGCATGTATACCGCGAATACACAGGAAGAGACGAGGAAGACTGGACCCTGGGAACCGGGGAGAATGCATCGACCGTGGCCGATGGCATCCTGAGGATCGAGCGGGAGGCTCAGGAATTCGTGCAGGAACGCTATCTGGATTCAGCTTGCTTCAGCAATGAAGGGAACGATGACACGATCGCGGGGATCTTTGAGCTGAAGGGGTTGCCCTTCTCCAAGGCCATGAAGCAGGGTGAGAAGAAGTCCTTCATCATCCGGGAGGCCTTGAAAGTGGTGAATGGCCGCACCCGTTTGAAGATCCATGACAATTGCCGCTTCCTGATCAAGGAGATCGAGAGCATCCAGCACGATCCCAAGAATGGTGAAGTGTGGGACGAGCGCTGTTCCGACCATGGGCTGGATGCCTTGAAGTATCGGCTCTGCCGCAACCTGACCGTTCTTGAAACAAAGCAATTGGCCGAAATGAGGGATAAGCTGCATAATCGTAATGAGAGAGCCCGTCGTGCATTCATGGGCCGGAGGCAGGCATGAGCATCCTTCCAGGTGTGGCCCAGGATCAGGTGGTGCAATTCATCGTGGATCATCACACGCGGTGGAAGGCGAATCGTATCAACCTGGAAAAGCTATGGCAGGAGTGCTTCTTCCGCGCCTATAGCCGTTGGCCCGGTGGGGCCATGATCAACCAGGGGACTGGATCAATGGAGCGCTATTACCATCCGGTGATCGAGAATGCCGTGGATACGGTATCTGCGCTCCTGATTAAAGCAGCGATGCCCAGCGATAGTTTCGTGTCGGTGCTCGCCCGCAATGCCGATTCCCAAGGGCAGGCGGACGACGCCAATGCGCTGCTGCGCTGGGCCCACATGAAGAACCACTTCAAGCGCGAGCTGCGCAAGATGGTGAAGCAGGCCATCATCACCGGGAACTCGCCCTGGTCCGTCAACTGGACGGTGCGCAAGACCTCCATTCCTGATCAGAAGGCCCTGGGCGAACTGGAACAACGCATCATCGCTGCACAGGACGCTGGCACTCAGCCGCCTCCCATGCTCATTCCGACCAAGCCCATGGTGACCTATGCCGGGCCCGACTTCTTTGTGACCTCGATCTACGACTACATTCACGATCCCTGGCCGGAGGACCCGGACCGGAGCCTGCGTATGCGTAGGTTCTTCCGCGATCCCAGTTATATCAAGGCCATGGGTGACGAGAACGAGGCCGGATACAAGGTCTACGAGAACACGGAGAACATCACCCCTGCGTCCAATGCCGAGGCCTCCGATGCCATGAAGCAGCAGGAGAAGGTCGCCCTGGGCCTCTCTGGCGACTACGAGGGCAAGGATAAGGTCGAGGTGATCGAATGCTACGGGGATATTCCAGTGACGTTCGAGGGCGATACCGAGCCGGTGATCCTCTACAATCACGTGGCAGTCATTGCCAATCGCACGACGCTGCTGCGCCTGGAGCCCCTGCCCTTCGAACATGGCATGATGCCCTGCGGCCTCTACCAGCTGCTTCCGCGCCCGGGTGAACCGTATGGAGCGGGGCTGGTCGAGCGGTGTGTGGGGCTGCATGATGCGATCCTGGAGCGCTTCAACCAGAGCATCGTGGCTCATGCCATGGCTGTTAATCCCATGTGGTTCTATCACCCGGATGGCTTGTTCGACCCCGACGAATTCGAGGCCTTCCCGGGGGCGCTCTTCCCCTACACCACGGCCAAGCCTGAACCATTCGAGGTGCCGGACAAGGCCATGGATGGCTTCCATGAAGTGGCACTTCTCAAGGCAGAAGTGAGTGAGGCATTCGGTTCCATTACCGATATGAACACGGGCGGTGAGCGTTCGGCCACGGAGACCAGTCTTGTGGCCAGCAACGGCAATGCCCGGGGCACGGACATGGTGGAAGAGCTGGAACAGACCATTAATACCGTGGTCCGGCAGGAGATCAGTCTTCTCCAGCAGCTGCTTGGAGAAGCGGTATGGGTGCGGGTTACCCATCCGCTCAATCCCACTGATCGGCCTGCCTCGAAGCGGATTGATCGGGATTCCATTGCCGGGGAATTCGATATCTATTGCATCGGGTCTTCCCAGATGATGAATAATACCCAGCGGCTTGGCCAGCTGGTCCAGATCACATCGTCTCTGTTGGCCATTCCGGCTTGCCAGCAGCGGCTTGACCCGGTGAAATATGGGTCGGAACTTTTTGAGATGGCCGGTCTGAAGGATGCGGCAAGTAGGTTCTGGAAATCGGATGAACAGGTCAGACAGGAGGCGATCGATGCAGCAGCGATTCAAAACGGAAATGTGGGCAACCCCGGAGGGCAGGGCCCTTCTCAGTCAGTTTCTGGCCAGTCCGGCATGGGTGGTGTGCAAAGCCTTCCTGGAGTCCCAAGCCTCCAAGCTCAGGGGCCCCATCCTTCCCTCGGAGGTGGCGGTGGAGGGATGGGCAATCCGGAGAGCCTTCCAGGACGGCGGCCAATGGGCTCTTGATGAATTCGTTCGGGCCATGGAGACCAGGCTTATCCTTGACGAGCGGAAACAAAAGAGTGCGGACAAAGGCAATCAGGATTAAACTTCTATCATCTTAGTGGAGGCTTTATGCCAGACGATCTTGAACTAGGGCAGTCTGAAGCCCTTGAAGCCCAGGACACCAACCCGGAGGCCGATGAAACCTCTGCGGAAGAAGTCCAGCCTGTTCCTGCGGCAGTTCCCACCCCTGTTCCCACCGGCCCGTCGCCCCTGGAACAGCGCCTCATGGCCTCTGAAACGGCCAGCCGCGAACTTCTCAACCAGATTCTTCGTCAGGACGCCGCCAAAGCCCCTGCCCAGACTGGCCCGGAGATCCCGAAAGACATTCTCGAAGGGGCAACCCCCATCGTGAAGGCCATTCTGGGCCCCGAAATCGAGAACCTTCGCTCCCAAGTGAATGGGATCGTCAATCACACCCAGAATCAGGTCGAAAAGGGCTACATTTTGCAGCATGTGCCCAATTTCGAGCAGATCAAGGGCCAGATCGCCGAAACCATCCATGCAGAACTGGATCAGCTGGGCGTCCCGCGTGATCCTGCCATTCGACGCGCCTATTTTACCCCCATTGCCGTCGTCCAGACGGCCAATGCGCTTCGAACAGCGCATCCGGCCGATGTCTCCGCCATCCCTGCTTCGAAAGAACTGGCCAATCGCTCGGTTCTTGAAGGCCGTGGAGCCGGAACGCCTCTGGGAACGGTCGTTCAGAGCCCTGATTACAGCACCATGTCCGACGCCGACTTCGCCAAAGCAGAAGCAAAGATCGCTGCCCAGCGCATGGCCAGGAATCGGGGATAACCCAAAGGAAATTCGCCATGGCACGTGCTACCACTACCACTAGTTCTGTCGCTCCGATCACGGTCTACGTGAATCGGAAGGGCCTTTCGGTCGCGCAGCCCCTGTGCGTCCACGCCAATTACGGTGAGCCCTTCACCATTCCGGCCAAGAACTCCAAGACCATCAAGTTTCGGCGCTATGAGCGCATCGCACCGCTTGATGGTGCGGATACTCCGGCCGGCACCACACCTTCTCGTGTCCTGGTCGAAGGCGTCGTCCCTGACAACACTGCGCCTACCGTCACCGATGTTTCGGTCGTCACCGTCCAGCTCGGCCAGTATTTCCAGTATTCGGACCTCGCCGAATGGATCAACGAAGTGGACGTGGACGAAAACCTCATGAAGCGCAACTCGGAGAACATGGCCCAGACCATGGATGCCTACTACCGCGAAGGCATCATTGCCGGCACCAACTTCGCTCGCCTCGGCGACGATGTGGGTGCACTGGTCGCCTCCCGCAACCTCGTCAACGGCCGCCTGAACGATGTGGCCCTGGGCAAGGTTATCCGGGACCTGGAGAACGCCAACGCCGTGGTCTTCAAGGGCATGATCAAGGGATCCACGGACATCGGGTCCAACGCCGTTCGCCCGGCCTACATCGGCATCACCAATGCCTATGGCCGGTTCGACCTGGAGACCATCATCGGTTCCGCCAAGGGCTACACCCCGGTCGAGCGCTATGGTCACGTCGATGACCTTTTGCCTGGTGAAGTCGGCTCGTTCCGGGCCATCCGCTTCGTCAGCACGACCCAGTGCAAGCAGTTCGGTGGTGTGGGTAGCACCAGCCCGGCGACCGGCCTCCTGACCTCTGGTAGCGCTACCAGCGTGAATGCGCTGCTGGTCGTCGGGAAGGAAGCCTACGCCGTGGTCAAGCTGGGCCCGAACAGCGGTGAGACCATCTACATCCCGGCCAGCCAGCGCGACAAGGCCGATCCCCTGGGCCAGTATACGACCCTGGGCTGGAAGGCCACCTGCGGCTCCGGCATCCTCAACGATGCCTGGATGAAGCGGGTCGAGCACGGGGTGACCGCGTAAGCGAAGTTCAATGCGCCGGGGGCATGAAGCCCCCGGCCCCTTTTATGGGAGCCTGACATGGCCGAACAGCCCGTTCATCACACCATCGCCCTGAAGGACGACAAGACCCTCTACACGGACCTGAAGCGTCCGGACCAGTCCCAGGAGCGCTACTTCCGCTGCACCGTTTCCACCCATCCGGACGAGTCGGCCTGGGTCTACGTCAACGATACCATCCACCCAGCCCTGCATTTTCACCGGGACCAGGAAATCATCCTTCCCGAATGGGCCATCGAAGCCCTGAAGGACACGAAGATCCGGCAGATGATCGCCCGCTTCGCCCCGTTCCAGCGCAGCATTCCCTACTTCCCCAGGATCACCCGGCGCTATATCCCGGAAGTGATCGAAGAGGTATCATATCAGGACTACGCGAAGTTCCGTGACGAGCAGGCGCATCGCACTCTCCCGGGCCCGAGCGAAGGGGCAAATAGCATCGTGAACTAAATCGGAGGGACCCATGCCCAACTACTACCGCCGCACGGAATGGGTTCTGGATACCGAAGGTCGCGGCATTTCCGGGGCAAGCATCGCTGTCTTGAACAACGATACGCTTGCTCCGGTTTCCATTTTTGAGGATGAAGCGGGGATGGTCCCTCTCTCCAATCCTTTCTTCACCGATTCGACTGGCAAGTATACCTACTGCGGGGTTCCGCAGATCGTGACGGAAAAGGTGACCCGTCCCGGGTATTACGAAGTCGATATCCCCGGGGTTGCCGTGGGGCAGGTCCCTGGGATCCCAGGGGCTCCAGGCCCACAAGGGCTTAAAGGTGAAAAGGGCGACCAAGGGAATCCTGGATCCATTGGCACTCCTGGTGTTATTCAATCGATTCAGGGTAAATCCGGTGTTGATCTTCACCTCACTGCCTCTGATTTTCCCGATCTTATCCCCTTTTCTAATCTCGCTTCCCCCGTCACAGGGCAGGGGGCGTCTCTGGTTGGATATCTCGCGCCCTACACTGGGGCCACAGGTCAGGTGCTAACCGCCAAGTTGTCCGAGCGGCTCAGCATTCAGGATTTTGGAGGCGTGGGCAATGGGGTTGCGGACGATACGCCTGCAATTATTGCCGCTGTGACTGCGGCATCGGCCAATAAACGCCCCCTCTATGTGGTTGGGTTATTCCGATATACAGCCCAGATTACCATTCCCAGCCACGTGATTCTCCAGGGAGACGGAATCACGAGTGACTACCAGACCACCGGCCGGAGCCACTCCTGCTTTCTCAAGGATTTCAACGGCTTGGGATTCTTGTTCAGTGGCGACGACTCGGGAACCGATGGGGTCCAATACGATTGCGTGGTTGGGCGCTCCGGTGGAGGTATCCAAGTTACTGGTAGCCGGTTTAATGGCGGGGCGATCAGCGTAACAAACCATGGTGGAGATGGCTTCTACATCGGTGCAACCGAGTCGGGTGCTCACGTAATCAATGCCAACTGCTGGCGTATCGAGGCCTTGTATAGCTACTATAACCAAGGCATTGGATTGTGGGTAAACAATACCAATACCACCACGGGAGTAACGTTCCCCCTTGGTGAGCCCGATGTCAATGCTGGGATACTAGTCCACGGTGACTTTTATCAGAACTACAGTGATGGATTAAGGATCGGCAATGCCATTGATTGCGTTTTTGTAAACGTGGTTGCGCAAAGCAATGGCCGGGATCGGTCAGGCACGATCACCAATGGTTATGGTATCCGGCTTCAGACCAGCGCCCGTGGGCACAAGTTCCTGTCTACGTATGCTGAGGTCAATGGCAGCGGTGGGGTGCGTCTGGAATCTGGTGCCAACTACAACACAGTCTTTGGCACCTCCAGTGTAATCAACCCACAGACTCCTAACGATGCGGGTGCGGGTAATCTTATCATCTGGCGGGACCCCAACAATTCCATCGGCGTGGCACAGAATCACTTAGTGCTGTGCAATCCCGCAGCCGGTGGGGCGGCCACCACTGATTGGATTGCGGACGTAAACTACGACAACGTTGCCAGATGCAACGCAACCCGGAGCGGAACTGCTGGGGGCAAGTGGGCCATGCAGGTAAAGATAGACGGAGGGGGCCTTACCGATCGTTTTGTCATCGACCAAAATGGAGTTGCCACACTGAACGGCCCCCTGGTGGAGAAGCTTGTGTTCCCCACCTACTCTGCTTCTGTGACCATCGACGCTTCCGCTGGCCGGCGCTTCCAGATCAATGCTAATAATACAACGGCTTTCACGCTCAATGCGCCGTCCAATCCGGCCAGCGGTCAGGCTATCACGGTGTGCATTCGAAACACCAGCGCCGGTGTTCTGGGAACGGCCACCTGGAACGCCATTTTCAAGATGGCTGCCTGGACCCAGCCGGCCTCCACATGTTCCCGGTCCATCACCTTCCGCTACGATGGCCAATATTGGATTGAAGAGAGCCGGACCACTTTGGACGTGCCAAACTAACAACCGTCAAGTCAAAAGGTGATGCGATGCCAATCCTTCAATCCATTGTCCAGAACATGCCGAACCTCTTGGCATTGGTGAATTTCGCCCTTGACGAGTGCAAGCAGCAGCGTGTCAAAACGGTCGCCAATGCCAAGCCAACCATCAACGCCATCGTGAACGGAATCAACGATGCGATCATCGAGATCTATGTGCGCGGGAAATGGAAGCACCGTGAGGCCGCGCAGGCTATCACCATGGCAGAAGGGGTCTCCGATTATCCGGTGCCATCCGACTTCGCCTCGATCTGGAAGGACATCGAGATTCCTTCGGGGGTGATCTTCTATATCGACCCGGCTGGGTTCAATTCCAAGCCTGTCGTGCCTGGCAGCCCAACCTGTTTCACCATGGCTGACCCTGGGCATCTTCGCTTCAGCCCAGCTCCTGACGCTACCTTCGTGGTCAAGCTCCCGCAGCTCATGCTCAACTACTACCGAAGACCAGTTTTAGTAGTAAATGATCTTGATGTCCCGAACCTGCCCATGGAATTCCTGGACCTGCTGAAGCTCCGGGGGATCATCACCTGGAAGAAGCAGAATGAGTTTTCCCCGATGGATATCCAGAATGACCAACAGCATTGGGAACAACTCTTTACGACCAAGCTCACCTCTTACCTTGGCCGGGCTGGGAAACGTCAAGGGCTGAAGCTCGCTGGTATCCCAAGCCGGACTTCCTACAGGGGGTTCTAATGAGCCAGTATCTCGGAAAGCTTTCTCCTGCGCCCAGCATCCGGAACTTTGGCGGGGTAAGCGATACGTCGTCTGACCTCAATATGAACCCGAATGGGGCCAGAGAGGATCTTAACTGGGATCTAACTCTTCAGGGGTCTTTGATCAAACGTTCCGGGTTCGTTTCCCTTTGCCCTTTCGATCTTGCCATGGATGGGGTTTTCCTCTTCGTCACTGACACCGGCACGGTGCAGGAATACGCGATCAGTGCAGGAGTGGTCTACCAGATCACAGGCGGCTCCAAGACAGCTTTGTCCGCAACTGGCTGCGTAATCACGGCTGGGGTGCGTTGGCGTGGTTGGCAGTGGCAGGGCAAGCTCTGGCTTGCCAACGGGCTCAATCCGCCCATCGTCATCATCCCGGGGTCGCCTTCGGTTGTGAAGACCATGACCCAGGTTTCGATGGACGCCAATTCTGGCGTCTCGAAACTCCCGACAGAATGGTCGGCTTCTCCGCCGATCGGCTTCACCGTGGTCAACCGTGGTCAGGACGAACGGATGTTTGCCTGGAACCGGACCAAGGTCTATTTCTGTGAACTCGGAGCGCCAACGAATTGGCTCACCACTGGCGTTGCCGGTGCTGGCGCGTTCATTGTCGGTGCGGCTGACGGCGATTCGATCCAAGCAGTCATCGGGAAGTTCGGCTACACGGTCGTTTTCACTACGGAACGGACCTTGGTCTACAGCGGGGATGGCCCTGGGAGCACCGATGGGACCACTACCGGGATCACGCTTTCCTATATCCTGATTATTGGATGCCCTGGTGGCCCCGATTCCGTGATCCAAGTCGGGAGCGATACCTATTTCTGGAGTGAATACGGGCCTGCGAATCTCATGCGGCTTTTGAATGCCACTGAAATGAACAGTAATCTAGTCGGCATTCCCGTCCAGCCGCATATCATGAAGAACATCAACCGGGATGCTTGGCAAAACATTGTTGGCTATCATGATGTGAAGCGCCGCCGAGTGATCTGGTTCGCTCCGATGCTTGGCGATTCAACCCCCAATATGGGCTATATCTATCAATACGATATCAAAGCCTGGTATCGATACAAAGATTGGTCTGTGACGGGCGTTTCCGTCGCCCCAAATGGAACGGTCTATGCAAGTGTAAGGCTTCCTGCTGGAGGCTTTTCATTCGTCAATCTGCACCAAGGTAGCTCTGACGCCGGTGCTGATATTGAAGCCGTCTATTTGACGATGCCTTATTACTTCGGTTCTCCTGATATGTCGAAGACTGTTCCGTATGTCGATGTCATTTGCCGCAATGATATTGACACTCTTGAGGTTGATTACGACTTTGACTATGGATCTTACGAAGGCTCCCAAGTTCTTGATGTTATTACAGATGGCGGCGAATGGGGAGAAAGCGAAGCTGATCTTGATCCTCTGGTCATGCGCTGGGGACCAGGGTCCGATGAGACCACGGGTCAGTGGGGAGCTGAGATCACGACTCAATTAAACCGTGTGGATATCTACGGGATTGGTAAACTGTTCTCGCTAGCTTTCATCTCGAAGGGACAGGGCACGGTTGAAATCATGGGCTGGAGGACCAGCCCGCGTGAAAAGGGGCTTCGATGAGCCAGACGATTGAATATCTCGGCACCAACCAGGATCCCGCGATCTTCCGCAAGGGGCTGACTGAAAGCGGCTTCATGCCCGATTACCTGGACAACTACCCTGTTCTTGAAGCCATCGGCAAGGCGATCAAGTGGTTCATGCTCAAGGATGAAGCGGGGCCGTTCGCCATCCTGGCCATGCTTGTGGGTCCGCAGCCAAAGACCGCAACGGTATGGCTCTTCCTGGAGCGCAAGGGCCAGACCAAAGACCTGAAGCCTGAATTCAGGGAATTTGGTCAGGTGCTCTGGAACCTCTGGTTCAAGGAGCTGGAGCTGGAGCGCATCCAAGCCAATATCCCCTTGTCTCGGCTGAAGCATATCAAGCTCCTTTCTTCCTGGCGGTTCAAGGAAGAAACCCGAATCGGTGGGTGTAGAAAAGGAATTCGAATCGGAGAGAAGTGGCAGGATCTTGCTATCCTGGGGTTGATCTCTGAGGATCTTCCTGTTTGGTGGCACAAGGCCAAGGAAACGGCGATGGAGGCATAAATGTTTGGATGGGATGATGCAGCGTTGCTCCTTGGTTCTGCGGCGGCCAATTACTTTGGATCGCAGCAGAAGACCTCTGCCCAACCTAGCCTGCCCAGTAATTATTATGGGTCGAACGGGGCTATGCAAATCTGGGACCCGAATCGGAATGGCTATATCACTCTGGACAGTCGCACGACCGCCGATGATTTGGCGTCCAATTATGGTAACAAGCTGATCCAGAACAAGATCATGGGTGTCGGCAATCTGGATACGGCCAAAGCAGGTATTCAATCCCAGATCCAGGCTCTCCAGGCTCAATACGATCCGTCCTATAGCAGCGATGCCAATACCGAGATCCTTTCCAGAATCAAGGATCTAACCGCAACAATGAACAACATGAAGGACGTTGATCTTGGGTATTCGCCCATTGGCCAAAGTTCTGCCACCGATCTGCTGCGCTATCAGGGCGGCACGGACACGGTCAATAAATACCTGACCGATACCCTGGATACCGGCTACAAGGAAGCTACTGATCAGAATGCTCAGACCATGGCCAAGCGCGGCATGGCCAGCAGCACAATGAACGATTGGGGCCAGGACGAGATGGCCCGCCGCTATGCCACCGACAAAACCGGGGTAGCTGTCCAGAGCGAGGATTATTACCGCCAGCTCAAAGCGGCTGACGAGTCTGCCAAACAGGGCATCCTCACGGCGGCCAACTCTAACCTTGGTCTCAGTGCCAGCATCTCAGCCGGCCAGAACAGTGCGACCCAGGCCCAGGAAAGTCTAGCCCAGCAGCTCGCTTCCTACAACAATGAACTCCAGTCCAATTGGCAGCAGCAGAAGACCAATGTTGCTAATGCCAATAACCAGAGCATCTGGAGCACCCTTGCCGGTGCCGCCAAGATGGGCACCGCCGGATATTATGGCGGGACTACTGCCGCTCTTGGGTTCTCTCCGCAGTATTGGGGCACGGGCTGGAATGGCAAGACCTATACCAACTCTGGGAATCCGAACAGTTCCTATGCCAGCTCCAGCAATCCCAATGGAACGCGATAGGGGGCACCATGCTTTCGTCCAATTTCTTTCGTATGCCCTATGCCCCTGGCGGGGGTGGAATCCAGCCCCGTCCCTACAGCTTCATTGACGATGTCCGAGGTGCGAATCATGACCTCAGTGACGAGATGGCCCAGTATCAGGACCACCAGAATGATTTGGCCACAAAGCTTGCCATGATGCGGGACACGGCCTCGCCAGAACTCTATTCTGCGCTTGGTGATATCTATGGCAGCAACCCTCGCATGGCTGGTCTATTCCAGGCTCCTCATGCAGCGGATATTCTCCGCGAGGCCAGGAATCCTCAGGCCCCCATCATTCTTGGAGGTGATCCCAGTCAGGTCGATCCGGCCAAGATCACGGCGGCTGGGAATGCCATCATGCAGCCCCAGGCAGCTCCCAGTTCCCCGATGGCTTCCAACCTTGCCACGGCTCTGGGCCTTGTTCGCCCTGCCCAGGCGGCCCCCGTCTCGCCCACCTTGGCGGCTGCGGCCGGTGCTGTCCCGACGCCTTCTGAGGGGAGCCCCTTCGCCAGAATGATTCCCACCCTGGGCAAGGTGCAGGCTGCACAGAATACCCTTCTCGGTAAGAACAATCCCATGGCCGCCCCAGTGGCCGAGGCCGCCAGCAACATTGGATCTCGGCCGGATACCAACATGGACGTTTTGGCCAATACCTCAGGACCCATTGCCGGCCGCGCTTGGGCTTCGGCCCAGGACCAGCTCAGTTCTGCCCTTGACCAGAAGTTCTCCAAGATGAACGTGTCTGAGCTGGCGGCCCTGCTGAATGGCTTCAAGGCCAATACCGCTGTGACTGAAATGGAACGGAAGACCTTGAAGGACAAGGGATCCGAGGCGGTGGGTGAAGGCCGCGCTCTGAATGCGACCAACGTCGCACGGGCTGGTGCTTCTGTCGGTGCCGGTTCCAAGGCCGTGGATCATCGGGTGGCCGGGGTCAAGGCCAAGATGGATAGCACGAATGCCCAGATCAAGACTCTTCAGACTCAGCTCGCCGCCAAGATGAAGGACCCCATGCATTTCAGCAAGACCTGGGCCGCCACGAACATTGCCCCGATCCAGGCCCAGATCACCGCCTACAATGCTGCGCTCGACGCCTACAAGGCCCAGATGGATACTGTCTCTGGGGTGGAATAAGCCATGGCCTACCGAGACACGCTCAACAATATCATGAAGGCTTTTGGTCTCATGACCGGTCAATACCGGCCGGCTCAGCCCATCGTCAAGGCTATCCAGAATACCCCATGGAAGGACGTGGGCACTGGGCTCGCCGTGCGTGGGCCCCAGGCCCTGGGCAAGTCCATCATCGCCATCCCGAAAGGCGTGGCGATGGCCACGGCAGATCTCGCCAGCACACCTCCTGATCCTCTGAATGCTCCGGACATCGGGGACCAGGAGGCCAAGTTCCAGGCCCAGGCCGATGCCAAGGATGAAGCCATGAAGCACGTGGCCAAAGCCATCGACACTGGGACCTCGAAGATCACTGCAGATGCCGATGGACGGCCTACGCTTTCCCTGGACCCGGCCACTGAGATGAAGGTGGCCCAGATCTATTCCAGTCGCCTCCAGGCTCCGGCCAAGACCCCTAGCACAGCTACTCGCCTGGGGGCCGTCTTTGATACCTTGACCGGCGGTCATCCTCTCAGTGCGGACTACACCAAGGTCTATGCCACGGGCCAGCCTGAGATTGATCCGGCCGTCTCCGGTGATACCACCGGCCTCGTTCGCCCCCAGACCTCCCTCGGCGCGGCTGCTGATCAAGCGGTGCCGCTGGCCTGGAATGTCTTGGCCGGCAAAGCTTTCCTTCAGCCCGGGGTCGCAAGCTCCGGGCTCTCCGGCTTGGGCAAGATGGGGGCTTTCTTTGGCGGCAAGCAGTATCCTGAATCATACGCTGCCGCTCGTTCCAATCCTGAGGTGACGCCCCAGGCCGCGCACAACTACGCAACCACAATGGCAGTTTCCCAGGCCGTGCTCCCGATGCTCGGCGTGACTCGCCTCGGATCCGGGGCCCTGGGTCGTGGGGTCTCCGCCCTGACTCGTCTCGAGCCTGAGGCTGGTCAAGCTCTGGCCCAGGGAGGCCTGACTGCTGCGGACGCTGCCGCACAGACCGCGCTGGAGGGCCGGGCCCGCACATATCTGGACCCCACGGCTTCCGAATTCAGTGGTCAGGATTTTCTACACAATCTCGCTCTTATGGGAGGCATGAGCGCGTTGCATGGCGGCTACGAATCCCTCAAGCGCGGGACTGCTGCCCAGGTCCCTCCCACCGGGTTGACGGACCCGGGAGACCTTTCCACGGGACGAACGCCTCAGACCTTGGAGCGGGCCTTCCAGACTCTCCAGGGGCGCACCCTTTCCGAGAAGCTTGGGGCTGAGAATTGGGTGAACACCATCCGGTCCAAATTCCCCGGCACCGACTTCAATCAATTGCTCGATTACATGGATGCCAAGCGGGCCCAGGGTCAAGGCAGCAAGCTCCCTCTTCCGGAGGGCGTAGACCCTGCGGCCATGGAAAAGATCCTTCAGGATCCCGACTTCTCTGGCTTCCACAAGCGGCTTTGGCAAATGTATTCCGATACCCAGGGCATGAAGGGGAATAGTGCGAATGACTACGATCCCTATTACGTGCCCCGTGCATTGATGCAGTCTCCCCATGCCGAGATGCCCAACGGGCCCATGACTGGGGGCGGCATTGCCAAGACCATGAGCGGACAGCTCAAGCCCCGCACCTACATGGCCGTCGAAGATGCCGCCGGAGATCGAACCGTGGTCAGTCACGAAGGCCGCACTGCATTGAGTTACGATCCTGAAACCAGAGAGCCCAGTTCCATGTATCGCAAATCCACGCTTGGTATGGAGGCCCGGCCCGTCATCAATAAGATGGTGAGCACCATGGCCGATCTGGTTGGCCGCCGGGATCAGAACGCCAGTGCCGAGCTGACGCGCGTCGGCGCGGACGTTGACAAAGCGGGGGTGCTGGTCGAGAAGCACATGAACACCCTGGATGATCTGGAGATCCAGCTTCAGGATCTCCAGCAGCAGCGCGGTGAGATCGCTGCCCAGCTTCAGGATCTTCAGACTTCGAAGCCCGCTGAGGCATTCACCAGCGACGAGAAAACTATTGGCAATCAGCTTCTCCAGGCTCGCAATCAACTTGACCTGAAGATCGAGAAGACCAAGTCTGATTACCAGGACACTGGGATCAAACTTGATGATGCCCAGCAGCTCCATAGCGCGGCCTTGACCGGCCTGGAAAGCCACGTCTCCCGTGTGCTGGCCGATCGCAATCTGGATCCCAAAGAACTTCTGGCCAATGACCCGAAAGCGGCCAAAGCACTAGACGCCTGGAATCAGGCGGCTGGCAACATGAGCCAGATGCAGCGAAACTTTGGTTCTGGAAACGAGGCCCATTGGTCGCGTTCCCCGGTATGGCGTAAAGTCGGTGCTGGTCGGGATTGGTCCGAGAACCTGCACAAGATGACCGATGCCACCACGGCCGAGATCCATGGCCAGATGCCGCAGAACCGTTACCGGACTGATCCTTTGCTCAACATGGCCGAGGGCTCCGTGGATACCTTTGGTGCGCATGGCGGAACCCAAGTCCTGAATGAATTGCAGAACAACCAGAAATTCAGCCGCAAGATTGGACAAGACGAGGTGCCTGAAGGATGGGTGCAGCCGAGCATGAACGTGCTCAGCCGGGCCCCTGGCCTCCGGGGTTATGCTCTGGAACCCAAGGTCAATCAGCTTCTTGAAACCATGGCTCACGGCGCCAAGCCCGAGGGCTTCCTGAAGTCCATGGGTGACCTCTACATGGACCTGGGCTTTGCCAATCCTTCTGTCCACTGGCACAACATGGTCGCGCATTTCGTGAAGACGGCCGGGGCCAGCACCCTTACTCCTGAAGGGGCAGATCGCATGGCCGGCAATCTGGAGCGGGCGCGCATGGCCGTGCTGAAGCCGAACGACGACACGCGCAGCTTCCTGGCTGGTGGTGGGACGCTCATGACCCGGCGCGACGTGGCCCGGTCCTGGGACAAGCTCTTCGAAGGCCAGGAAGACATCGCCACCCGCAATCGCAAGGGTGTGGAAACCCCCACTGGCTTGGCTGTGGACGACCAGCAATCGCGTGTCAATCGCCCCGACATGGCCGATGTTGAAGGAAGCGTGGTCGATGCCGTGAAGCAACACGGGCTCCTCAAGGGCCTGGTGCAGATGCCCATCGCCAGCATGAACAAGAACATGACCTGGAAGGTCGATGACCAGATGCGCATGGCCCTGGTGCTGGATCACATGCAGAAGAACAAAATGCCTGAGACTCCAGCCAATTGGAAGAAGGCCATTGACGCGGTGAACGAGACCTATCCTGACTACAAGAACAGCCTGTTCCGCTTCCAGGGCAATAACAAGGTGAGCATGGGAGCCAATGCCCTAATGCAGAAGGCCGCTAACAGCGATGCCTTGAACTTCATGCGCTATCGCTTCGGGGCCTGGCAGTCGCTCTTGAACAGCGTGGCCCATCCAGTCGAACATGCCGACAAGCTGGGAGCCCTGGGCCTCACCATGGCGGCCGGAGCCGGCGTGGCCACACCCATCATCCGCACCCTGAGCGGGGATGATCAGACCGAATATCGTGGGGGCGGCCCCACGCACATCATCAAGCAGCTGGAGAAGCTGGGCACGACCTACGATGCCAGCAACTTCCTCCAGGGGCAGGGCATCCTTCGGCCGGAGCTTCAGCTCTTGGCCAACATCATGTCCCGGGGCACGACCAAGGGGAACTTCTCAGACCTCTACAACTTCCCTGGGGCAGATCCGGAGGACAAGGCAGCTCTGCTGAAGAACATGGGCAAGATGACCGTTCGCGCTGGTGCGGCTCCTCTCATGTGGGGCCAGGACCTCATGAACGCTACGGAAGGGCACGGGGACCTTGGCCGGTCTGCTGCACTGCAATTACTGGGCGGTTCTCCAGATAAAACCATGGCTGAGGCCCGGATGGGTCTCCAGCAGAAGAACCTCCTGCCAGCCGATGACACCAGCATCGAGGGCGACAACCGGCGAGACGCCAAGCTGGACGCCAAGGCCCTTCTGAACAAGGGCGACTTCAAGGGTCTGCAAAAGATGATAGTCGAAGGGCGGCTCACCCCTGAGGACTACGGCACCATGCTTGCCGGTGCGGCCAAGACGCGTGAAGAAAAGCTGGCCGACCGTATCAGCAAGCTCACCCTGGACAAGGCCACGGCTGTCATTAGCTCCGCGAATCCGCAGGAGTTTGAAGCGGCTCTTCCGGTGATGCTGCAAAAAGCCCAGGATGCAGCTGAGGGCGGCAAGCTCTTGCCGAATGTCGTAGAATTCTACAAGGAACTTCAGAAGCGGGTGTCTCGCCACGAACTCAGCTCCGATTGGGGCTTCCAACCACAGGATGTCCAGGACATGTTGAATGCAATTCGGACCATGCGCAAGGACCGCACCAGCGGCACCGATGAGGCAGAAGCCGACATCGAAAAGGAGTAGGTCATGGCCGTCTCTCCATCTTCATCCGGAACAATCACGTTCACCCCTCTGGTGGCTGGCAAGAAGACCTTGGCTTCCGGGGTCAATGACCCACTGACCACGGTCTTTGACCGCGCCAATAGCCTGACCACCGATGTCAATACCCTGGCGAGCGCGATCAATACCGCACTCACGGGGGGTTTGAACAACAGCGACAATCTGACAGCTCTGGCGACGAAGATGGGCGGCACGGAGACGGGCACATGGCCCGCCGTCTCCTACACCTTCACGGCGGAAACCCTCACTGGGTTCAAGGTGAACCGGGACGTTTACTATTACTACCAGACCCCGATGACCCTGACCGACATGCAACCGGTCATTCGTATGACGCAGGCGCGCACACTCTCCGTTGCCAAAGCCGCCTATTTCCGGGACAATACGACTCCTCCGGCCAGCAGTGCCACAGTCTCCGTGCGCAAGAACGGCTCAGAAGTGGGCGTCATCACGATCAGCTCGTCGGGTGCCGACAAGACCTGGATCAGCACGACCTCCGGATTTGCCGGTGATGTTGCCTTCGCCGTGGGTGATTACCTCAGCCTTGTGGTGACAGGGCTTGGCACCACCGGACAGTTCCCGGCCGATATCTCCATCCTGCTTCCCTTTGAAGAGATCGTGAGGCTTGCATGAGCGATTTCAAGCGCACCCGGTTTCCCTTCAAGACGTGGGCAAGACACCCTGCCGGGGGGTTCTATCTGGCAGAATACTTTCTCAAAGCTGCCGATGATGGCAGTTATGAGCGGATCAATGTGTGTGGTGACACATCAACGGATCAAGCGAACATCCAGAGTGCCGATCCCGATACGTTTGGCCGGACCACCCAGCATTCTTTTGTATGGGGAGTTGGCGATGCGAGCATGGCTCGATTCAGTGAATTCTCAAACCTTGGGCTGGCCGCTGGGGATGTCCCAAGCGATGTCATCAAGGCCGAAATTGTATTTAAATATCGTTTTAAACAGTGGATGATGGATGACTTCATTGCTGTCAGGCTCCTCAATAATAGCGACGATCTTGAATGGCATGGAGACCAGCACCAGATTTTTCCATCGACAAGCGGAACTTATAGCCCAGGGCCATGGGCCATTCGTGATTCTAGCCACGGCAAAAGTTTTGGACCTGGGGCTAGTGCTTATGTATTTGATCCTTTGTTGTCTTCAAGATCGTATCCTTATTGGTCACATATGATTGATGGTCATTTTGTTTCAACTATCAATACTGTTGAAGAGTATCGAATCGATGTCACGGGTAAATCTCTAGCGCTTTTGAATGCCCTTTGTGGGTCTCTTTTCATCTGCCCAAGGAACCTAAACGGGACTGCTTCCCAGCCCAATATCGTGGATATCTACGGGGTCTATCTGGAGCTTTCCCACAAGGGTGGCTTCAATCCCAGCGCTCTCATTTCCTCCTGAAGGGAGGCCACCTATGGGGTTCAAAATGCCAACTACGATGAGCGGGCGCCGCCGGATGACCTGGCAAGATGTGGTTGACCGTGGTTTCCTGGCAATGATCACGATCATTGCCTCATTCGTAGGCTATCAGTTGAAGACGATGAATGAGCGCATCCAGACTATCTCCGACAAAATCGCCAGGACTGAGGCTTTACAGCGGGCCAATGAGGCGGAAGATGCCAGACTGGAAACCGAGGTGAGCGAAGTTCGTGCTGCCGTCGGGCAGATCAGCAGGGAACACCAGGACATGTATAACCGGCTTCTTCGTCAATAGGAGAGATGATGGAACTTGAACTCCACCGAACCAATCTAGGGGCCAAGGCCACCCTCGGCACGCTCATGGTCAATGGCAAAGCCGAATGCATCACGCTGGAAGACGTGGTGCGACTGGACGACCCCAATACCTCGAAGGATGAAGGGGCCAAAGTCTATGGCGAGACGGCCATTCCCGCCGGCCGCTACCGGGTGATCATCAACATGTCGCCGCGTCTCCAGCGAATGATGATGCGCCTGCTGGGAGTGCCTGGCTTCGACGGCATTCTCATTCATTCCGGGAACGATGACGTGGATACCAAGGGCTGCATCCTGGTGGGCCTGACCATCGACGGGCCCGATCACATCCATGGAGGCTCGATTGAGCTGCCCATCCTCCAGGCCAAGGTGCAAAAGGCCTTGGATGCCGGTGAGGAAGTCTGGATTACGGTCTCCAATGACTTCCTCACCTGACCCCTACCTTCCCGACCCTTACCTGGGAGAGCTGGACTACTACGACAAAGCCCCGGAGGCAGACCATGGCGGAACTCAAATCGATACGGACGAGTCTTCAGGAAGCGGTCGAGGACGATACGACCAAGCGCGGGAGTGCCGCACGGCTGGCCCTCATCCTCGGCTCCGTGGCATTGTGCTCCGCTCTGTTTGCCTCGATCATCATCCATGCCTGCGGTCTCAAAGACATGAACGAGATTGCCTCCAAGTTGATCTGGACCATTGGCGGGGGCGGGGGCGGGACTTACATCGCAAAGACCATTGGTAGCATCTTCAATCGAGGGAACAATGCACCTGAAAGCGGGGAGAAGTCATGACACTGATCCAGGAAGAAATTGCAAAGGCATCCAGCCTGAAGGGCCTGACGATCGCGCTGGGCATCGGGGCGCTGATCGGCGCGGGGGCCGGATTGGCCTTTGCCTGGAAGTTCTGGAGGACGGCTCCGGGGCCGGTGGAAACTGTAGCCCAGGCGGCCCGGCAGAGCGACGGAAGTCTCATGCTCGAACGGAAGCCCGATGCCACGGCCAAACCGGCACAGGAGATCCCGAACGGGGCCACGGTGGAAAGGATCGAAAGGGCCACGGTGCAGCCCAGGGCTCGCATCCCTGGGCCTGTCACCGGGGAAACGAGCGCAACCAGTGGGAACGCCCAGCAAAGCGCTGCATCGACCCAGGGCCTCCCTGCTACCGGGAGCCCGTGCCCTCCGGTCACGATCGACATGACGCTGGTGAGGATGCCGGACAAGACGAGGCGAGTGATCGCCTCTTCACCTGACGGGGATATCCTTGCATCAAGTCTGGACATCCCCGTGGAATCGGCCGAGCAGCCCCGGGAACTGAAGCGGGCGGCCGGCGGGGTCTATGGACTGAAGTCTGGGGGCGGCAAGAGCGTGGGCGTCTTCTTCGACCGGGACTTCGCCTTCCTGCGCACCGGGATCGAACTGACCCGGGAGACCTTCAGCGCGGTGCCGGCCGGGTGGGAAACCAGGATCAAGCTCGGTGTGAAGTTCTAACAGCGCATCTGTTCTACAATCTCACCAGGAGGTATCCGATGAACCCGAAAGCACCACGAGCACCCAAGATGGTCCACACCACGATCATCCACCACTCGGCACCCGCCGCACCGGCTCCGAAAGCCAATCGTGGGATCCCGACGCACCAGGAACGGTATGAGCCCGGAGAGGCCGGAATAGGTCCCCACTCCGAGGCCAGCGAGCCGGGGGAGGGGCAGGATGCTGCCCTTGCCGCCCTGGCCCAGAAGATGGCCGCCATGGGCATGAGCCCGGAGCAGATCGCCACCAAGCTGCACGAACTCATGAGCGGGAGCACGATGCCCCAGGCTCCCAGTATGCAGGGCCCGCCCGGCGGCGACTCCCAGATCGCGTCCCAGCTCGCTGGCATGGGTCGATAAGAAAAGCCCCTCTTGCGAGGGGCTTTTCATTAGGCTGGAATGGTCCGGTTCCCATAGTCCACGAGGCACTTCGTCCATCCAGTATCGACCCAGGCCTTGGCCGTCTCTTGATCCGCGAATGGGCCATCGATCTGGGTTCGGTCATAGGGCATGATCCGGCGTGGCTGTTCATTGTTGAACATGGCCTGGGCGTAGTAGTTCTCGCCCTTTGTATTGAACCAGATCACGCCAATGATGCGATCCCCAATCGTGGCTGCGAGCGAGTCCAGGGGATCCCTGGGGAAGTGCTGGATGTTCTTGTGGTAGACGCTATCCACTTCCCGCAATTGCTTCCAGACGATCGAGAACCTATTCCCCATCGGAAGCCTCCGGGGCCAGCTCCTTCACCATCGAGCCCATCGCTTCCTTCACCGCTTCAGGGCTGAACTTCTTGTCCAGCTTGACGAGGCCTGGATAGTCCAGCATGTTGGACTTCGAGGCCACGGCGATGATGGTGCCCCAGACCACATACTTCATGTTCTGGACGTGCGGGGGAAGCTCATCCCACTCGGCCATGAGCGGGTCTTCCTTCTTCTCCGCGTCCATGACATAGCCGAATACCCAGCCGGCTTTCTTGTCCTCTTCCACCTGGATCTCGTGCCACTCGTCGGGCAGCACGTCAGGCCGGAGAAGAACTTCCTTGGTCCACTTGAGCATCTGGTCGCGCTCCCAGGGCTGCGCGTCTTCCCAGGTGGGCCGGGCTTCTTCGGCACCGGCCAAGGTGAACTCGAACATGCGCCCGATTTCCCAGGCGATTGCGGCGATGTGATAGGGTGTCATGCGACCTCCAGAAGCCAATTGGCTGCGGCAGTGATGGAAAGGAATTCGTAGGATGGGACTTCGTTCGCCCCGCCAAGACCAGAGATGATCCGGGCATACTTACCATCGAAGATGAAGACGTGCCCTGTGCGGTTCTGGTAAACGGCCACATAGCTGGGAGCGCCACCGGCTTGGTAATTGCGCGTGTGCCACACGATCTGGTCGGGGCGCAGCGCCACGTGGGTAAGCGTGGCCGTGGCGCTCACCTTGCACTCGACCCAGCGCGGGCCGCGTTTCACGTAATGGAAATCGGGGGTGCCGCGCCCGGTTTCACTCTCGATCTGCGTGACGAAAGCACCGGCATCGGTCAATGCTTTCCTGAGTTTGGCGTTGAACCCATTTGGGCCTTTTTCGAGCATGGTCACCTCACGCGATGAAGGAAGCCGGATCCTTGAGGATCAGCTTGGCTAGTGAATGCTTACTCCGCAGTGCTTTCACGATCTTCTCATCCACGGTCTTCTCAGCAATGAGATCAATGATCAGGACGCTTTTCGTTTGGCCAATGCGGTGCGGACGGTCTTCAGACTGGAGACGATATTCAAGGTTAAAATCCTGGCTGTAATACAGCACAGCCTCAGCAGCAGTAAGGGTGATACCAATGCCAGCGGCAGCAGGGTTGCCAACAAAATATCGAATTGTAGGGTCGTTCTGGAATGATTGAACAGCATCCATCCGCTCATTCTGTTTCGTGCCTCCATGCAGGGTAACAAAGGAATCTTTAGGGAGATTGCGGACGATGTTCTCGATGTCAGCACGGAACCTTGCATAGATGATAGCCTTGCCCTGGAGATCATCAAGCCTAGACAGCAGGGCATCCATGCGAGCATTGGCCCCAGGGATCGGGAGGCCATCCGTCTCAGGCATCAACCCCGAAGTGATTTGCTGGAGACGCAGGATGCGCGTCATGGCCAGCTCGGAGACGACCTGCATGGTCTTGCCGGATCCAAGCATGTCTTCCAATTCATCCAGGCTCTCCCGCTTCAGGGCATCGTAGAGCCGGCGCTGTTCCACGGTGAGCTTGAAGGGAAGCGTCTGATAGACCTTGGGCGGAAGATCCTTCAGGACATCGGCCTTCAGGACCCGGGTCGAATAGGGAGCGATCCGCGCTTGAAGCTCTTCGATGTTGAAGTAGCCGACGATCTGTTTGCCCTTGAACCCACCCATCCGACAGTAGCGGGCCCGGAAAGTGTAGAAGGTCCGACACGCCAGGATCTTCGGGTCCAGGAACTGGAATTGGGTATAGAGGTCTTCCATGCCCTGCGTGACGGGCGTTCCGGAGAGGATGCACCGGTAGGCCGCCTGGAGGGAGAGCACGAACTTGGTGCGCATGGCCGAGTGGTTCTTGATCCGGCTGGACTCGTCCACTGCCAGCAGGCACCGGTATTTCTTGAGCGTGGCCCGGATCAGTTCCTTGGCCTTGTCTGAGACAAAACCTTCCACATTGAAGCAGAAGACCTTGAGCCCAGGCGCATTCATATCTCCGAAGTTCTCGATGCCATCGGCGTAATAGATCATGCCGGCCCAGGGGCATGGGACGTGCTTCGGCAGCTCTTCCTTGATCCAGTTCGCATGGACATTGTTCGGGGCGATGACGACCAGGGCATCGATCTTGTCATCCTGGAAGAGATAGGCGGCCTTGTCGATCGTGACCTTGGTCTTGCCAGTGCCCTGTTCAAAGAGGTAGGCGTAGGCCGGCATGCTCTTCGACTTCTGCCAGGTCTCTAGCTGATAGGGCCGGGGGTTCGTGGCGAAGGTGTAGTCGTCCACCGTGACGGGAGCCGGGGCAGCCACCGGGGCCAGCTTCGCCTCAGCCAAGCCGAAGCGCTCTCGGTGGGGCTGGGAGTTGGGCAGCAGGATCCGGGTGCGCCCATCGTAATCAAATGGGAGATCGGCGTATTGATCGTAGTCAGCCCGGAGATCCCCGGTGAGGATGATCAGCTTGCCTTCGATGTGTGCGTTCAGCATTCGATCCCCCTGAAGTCATTGAGGTAGAGCTTCCCATTTTGCTCCCACCGGCTGAGGTTGAAGAGCCCCCAGACCTTATCCGGCACTGCCTCGATGCGCTCGCCAATGGCGGCGTAGCTGCGCCCGGTGAGCGTGGCCTTGATCGAATCCTGTTCGTCCACGATGGTCAGGGCCACGGACTTCTCACGCCCAGGCTTGCAGGCCCCATACTTCTGGACCATCTTCGGCGAGGAGTAGTCGATCACGAAGCGGCTTTCAATGAACCCCAGGACCCAGCCACCATGCGCCTTGCACTCTTCGACCGAGCACAGGGGAACGGACGGCATGGAACGCACCTTGGCCAGCACGGCAGGATCCTGGAAGCAAGCGGTGTAGATCGTGATGCCGGCATTCATCTGCCTGATCTGAAGCTCGGTCAGGTTCCCTTCCTTGCGCCGCTTGATGATGTTCTTCGCCTTGGCCTCACCCCAGCCGGGCATGGCGGTCAGGGCCCCGATGATCCGGCCATCCTGGATCGTCCACACGTCCATACTCCGTTCGGAGTCGATGACCGTGAAGGGGATCTTGAGCCGGGTCATTTCGCGCAGCATCTCCGCTCCGGCTTCGGGCGTGGGCGCGCGGTCCATGGCGGCGCAGTAGAATTCCATCGGATGGTGGTGCTTCAGGTAGGCGCACCAGAACGAGACCATGGTGTAGGCGACGGCGTGGCTGCGGTTGAAGAGGTAGGCGCCTACGCCCTTGATCTGGTTCCAGCATTTCGAAACCTGTGCAGCATTGAACCCCTTAGATAAACCACGCTGCATGAATTCGGCTTCATACTCTGCCAGCACATCAATCTTGGACTTCGACATGGCCTTGCGCAGGATGCCCACCTCTCGATCCTTGAAGTCCAAAGAATATAGCAAGGACATAACATGTTCCTGATAAGCCAATATGCCCCTTGAATTCCCCAGAATGGAGCCCCAGATAGGACCGGCTCCCAGGTAAGTGCCTTTCTGCACCCGCTGAAAGTCACGTCCCATCCCAGCTTGCAGGGGCCCGGGGCGAGCGATGGATGTGAGTAGAACCAAATCCTCAAAGCTTTCGGGCGGCGTTTGGCTAGTGAGCCCACGGAGTGTATCCCCTTCCCACTGGAAGATTCCAGCGTAGTTCTGCTGTAGAAATTCCTGGAGGGTGTCCTGGTCGTCCAGAGGCACATCGAGTAGGCGCTGATAGCTCCACCCCAGCAGCGAACAGGCCCGCTCCAGGATAGCCATGGTTCGGAGGCCCAGACAATCCAGTTTCACGATGCCCAGGGCTTCGGCGTCATGCATGTCAATCTGAGCCACGCCATCCACTACGGCGGCGAAGTCGGTCATCACGTTGGAGGAGGGACAGACGGCCACGCCAGCCGCATGTTTCCCGGATGCCTTGGCCCGGCCTTCCAGCTTGGCGCAGATGGCCAGCTCAGGATGACGGGCCAGAAGCTCTTGGCCAGCTTCGCTATTGAAGACATCCTGAAGGCAATCCTCTTTCACTTCCCCGGCCAGAGGCGTGTAAATGGTTTCCCCAACCGGCTCCAGAGACTCGTCTTCGATGCGCAGAGCTTTGGCACCTTCCTTGAGAGCGCTTTTACCTCCATATCGTAGGATAGTGCCAAGCCTGGATACGCGATCCTTACCATAAGTTTCGGCAAGATAGGTAAAGGCCTCGTCCCGCCGATCATCGGGAAAGTCAAGATCGATATCCGGAAAGTCGGAGCGGGTAGGGTCAAGGAACCGCTCGAAGAGAAGGCCGAAACGGATTGGATCGACCTCCGTAATGCCGAGCAGATACGCAACAAGCGAACCGCCAGCCGATCCTCGACCGGGGCCAAGGAAAATATTCTGTTCCTTCGCCCATCCGGTAAGTGAACTGACCATCTGGAAGTAGCCTTCAAAGCCTTTGTCATGGATCACTCCAAGCTCACGATTGAGCCGTTGGGTATAGACTTCGTCCATCTTCAGTCCCAGACATTCGGCCCCGTCAAGGCAGTCCTGGCGCAGATCGAAGAGGCCATGCACTTCGACGGCTTGGGCCCGTGGGATATCGAACGGTTTGAAGTAACTGGCCACGTCGAGAGCATTAAGGTGAGCCATTTTAAACTTATCTGCTTTTAGACATTCGTGCCCAAAGCAGAATGGCTCACGGGAATTATGCACCTCGAACAGAGCCCGGTCTCCAGGCTTGAGATAGAGCGGATCCGATACGGCGACTTCAGGATGCCCAGAGACATTGGACCCCACGAAGCCTGGTCCGACCATGCAAAAGCCATCCTGGAATTCACAAAGTGGGTGATGGAGAACGGTAACATCAAAGGCAGTCATGGGATGGCGAACCCTTTCCAGGCCAGCCGCCTCATAAATCTGGCCCAAGCCCTGGGCGTTTTTGGCCAGAAGGATCAGGGGCCTGTCTGCTTCATCCCTGGTCTCCAGGCCAAAGATCGGCACGATGCCAGCGGCCTTGCATTCCTTCTCAAAAGCCACGTGCCCAAAGCAATTGAAGTCGGTGATGGCGAGATGGGTATTACCTTCGGCCACGGCCAGGGCCACCAGATCCTTGACCGTGGCAAGCCCCTGCTTGCAGGAGAATTCAGTGCGTGTTCGCAGCGGGAGCAGCATTAGTCGGCCTCGTAGCGGGAAGCGGTTTCGTTAGCCAGATTCTTGGCCATGATCTTCTGTTCAAACTTCACGCTCGACAGCATGCGCATGCGTGTTGCCTGCCACTCCGGGGTCAGCTCCATCTCACTGGCGACGGAAAGGATACCCAGCACCATGGGCAGGTTCTCAGAGAGGAGCTGGACCACGCCAGCATCCCCGTGCAGCTGGGAGGTAGAGCGCACGGTCTGCATGAAGGAACGCACGGGGAAGGGAGAGAGCTTGGGGTCAGACATTGAATTCCTTTCTGAGTGCCGCGAGGCATTTGACGGTCGCACGGATATCGGCCAGGGCATCGTGGGCCCCGGCAAAGCGCTCTCCGAACAGGTCCAGGTAGACATCGCCCAGCTTCCTGCGCTTGCCCCACTTGGCCCGGATGAAGTCCATGAGATCGAGCGATGGTGTGGGCTTCCAGTCGGTCCCTAGCCGGCGCAGCTCATGATAGAGGCAACCCTGGTCGAATGGCACGTTCTGGCCAATCCAGGTGGCTTCGTTCGAAAGGGAGCGCAGCTCTTTGGCGAACACGGCAAAGGTCTTACGGTCCTTCACCTGATCGTCGGTGATCCCATGGATACGGGAGACCTCGGCTGGAATGTGAATGGGCGGGCGCACTAGCTCATTGAATGAAGTAACCTCGGCAAAGTCTGGATCCAGCAGAAGAAATGCGATCTGGACGATGTGTGGTTGAACGTCAAGCGGTGCGGCAGTAGGGGCAAGCAGCCCAGTGGTTTCGAAATCAATTGCGATATACATTAGTCCCTCTTCGGGAAAGCCCAGGGCCGTAGCCCTGGGCTGAGGTTGAAACGCTGGGCCTAGCTGTCGCTGGTGGTGTCCTCGTAGCGGGCCACCTTGGTCCCCTGCATGACCTCCTCGCGGAAGGCCTTGCAGGTCTCGAACAGGTCACGGCCATTGGGCAGATCGACCACGTTGCCGTCCGGCTTGGTGGTGTAGAGGAACCAGTTGCCCTTCTCGTTCTTGGTCGGGTCAGTGGTGAACTTCCACACCCGCCAGTAGATGGGCGGGGTGATGATGTTCCCGTTCGAGAGCTTCTCCCGGAACTGGGAGATCAGGCCGTTGAGCTTCTTGGCACTGCGCCACTGGGTCTTGTTCATGCAGATGACGGCCGGGATCGGGCCCCCATCCTGGAGCACGAAGCCGAAGTAGGTGGCGGTTTCCACCAGCTCGTTCCCTTCGGGGGTCATGCGCTCACCGTTGGGCCCTGCACTGCACTTCACCAGGACTTCATCGTAGCCGGTGCCGAGGTTGGCCACGAAACCGCCCCGATTGGGGCCGAAGACTAGGCCCTCGCGCTTGTAGGCGACGGGGATGAACTGGAAGCCGGAGTCGCCTTCGATCAGGGTGCCGTCCGGCAGCAGGATGTCACCGGCCCTGGCGTCCTTCATATAGACGGCCTCGCCCTTGGTGCATTCCGGGCTGAGGGCCTGGAGCAGCTTGATCCTGGGAACCGAGACGTCGCGCGAGTCGAAGTCATTGCTCGGGACGGTCTCCAGCAGGGCCGCATCGCGGCTGGCCAGGGCCAGCTTGGTCTTGTCGATGGTCTCGACAGCGGTGGTGGTCTCTTCTTTCTTACGGGCCATGTCGGCCTCCATGAAACAGGGCATCTGCCCTAGTGTTTAGGCCCTTGCGGGCGACTACTTGACGACGACAGACCGGACGATCTGGACGCCAAGAACTTCGAGCGGGACATCCTCGCCCTGGGCCAGCAGCTCTTTGACCTGGGCGGAGAGGGTCTGCGAATTGACGGTGGAATCCTGCGAGGCATTGAGGCCCTTGGCCTCCAGCTCATTGTAGAGATCGGCGGCCTCGTCTTCCTGACCCCTGGAGAACTGGACAGCGATCTCGTTCTTGATCAGATCGCCCAAGTCATGCTCGCGCAGCCACGCCAGGGCGTTCAGGCGACGCTGGTGCATCTCCCGCTGCTTGAAGACATCCTTGGTCCGTGCGATGCCCGATTCGGTGGGGATGGAAGCCCGGACCGTGGACTTCATCTCCAGCCGGCGGCCATCGGAAAGCCGGAGATCGGAATACCCCAGCTCGTCCAGAAGCTCGGGAAGGCGCTGGGAGCTGATCTCTTCCCGCTTCTTGGCCTTCTCTTCGACCGAACGAGATAGGGCCTCCAGCTCAGCATCAAGCTGGAGCATTTCCTGAGCCAATCGGCCCACGGTCTCCAGCGTTTGGGAATAGCCTGTATCCATTGGTTCCTCCTAAGCAATACTAGGTGATTGCCCTACCGTGTCAAGATGGTAATACCACCCCAACTTATTTCGGCTCTTGGTAAAGCCCGACAGACCTTGAACGTGACGCATGGCATTTACTTTCTGGATGGCCATGCCTACTTTCACCTGGGATGAACGGCCGAACTCTTCCCGGATTTCATCCCTCAGAAAAGCCGAGATGTCCTCCATCATGAAAAATTTCTGGGCATTGTCATCCATGGACGCGAAGTATTTGGAAATGGCGCTCACCAAGCCGGCATCCACGTTCATGTGCAGGGCCGAATTCTCTTCATGGATCCTGGACATGGTCCGATCCAGATACCAGGTAACGCCCTGGTGGTAGAGGGCCACGGCCTCAGCCCAGATCTGATCGCGGTTCTCCTCGATCCAGTCAACATCGATCTCGGTATCTTCCATCATCACGATGTGCCAGCGCCGGGCCCCGGTGTCATCTTCCAGGAACTCCGTGCGATTGGTGGAACCGCCCAGGGCGAACCGACGCGGGAAGGTGCCGGTGGCGCGGCCATAGGGCAAGCGGAACGTGTCCTGGGTCTGGCTCATGAAGTTCTTGAGCTTCTCGGCTTCGTGCTTGCGATGCAGGGCATCGATTTCACCCATTTCATGGATCCAGTGCCGGTGAACAATCAGAAGAGCATCCCGCTCCAGGTCGCCTACTGCTTCCGAGCCGAACCAGTCTTCCTGCGGGACAAGCGTTTGAAAGAAAGTGGTCTTTTTGGTTCCTTGATGATCGGATTGCAGAATGAGGGCGGTGTCGAACTTGGCTCCGTTCTGACTATTGGGACCTGGATTGTGCAGCGCCCGAGCCACACACCCGACAAAGAAGCACCGGAAATATTCCGGCACCAGCGGGTTAGGCACGGCATGCACCTTTTGAGGCACCATTGCAATCCGGGAAATCCCATCCCAAGCAAGCCCGGATAGGTAATCAAAGACCGGGTGGAATGGACGGCGGTTCGCCTCAGCCAGAAAAGCTTCCAGCAGGGAGAGGTTATTGATGCAAATGCCATTGTAATTCTCCACGATATAGGAGCGTAGATCACTCATGACCGTTTCCAGGGATGTGGCGGGGATGCTGTAGCCGCGCCATACAGGAGCCTGCTTCAGCAGATCGTATTGGAGATCAGTGAACACATCATCGTGCTGGAAAATCTTATCGACATTGTATTGATCCTTGATCAGCTTGCGTTCCTTGACGTTGCCTTTGCGGTCCAGCTTCACCGCCCATTTCAGGATCCTGCCGGAGAGGAGCTGCACATTGGCCATGCGCTGGCCCGGGGCCGAAGCGTGACGGTAATACCAGACTTCGGGCGTGGCAACCTTGCGGGCCTTGGCTTCCTTGGCCATGGGCGAGACCCACTTCTCTGCATACTGCATGAGCATGTCTTCGTCGATCACGGCCGGTGATCCGTCTTCGGTGCCGAGCACCAGATGCCGCAGGGAGATGAGGTGCTGGTGTGGGCAATGGAACCCAGGATATCCGTCTTCCTCCGTGAAGATCACCGCATCCAGGGCGGTGTTGATCTTCGAATGCTCATGGTAGAGCGGGCACTGGCAGCGCCACTTCTTGCCGGTGCGCTTATGCACCCGGCTGCGCTTCTCCACTTCCACACCCAGGCCTTCCCGGAAAAGCTTCTCGATGTCCAGGGCCTTCCAGTCGATGGGGAACCTGCGCATCCAGCCATCCGATTGCAGGTCCTTGAAGTCGAAGACCTGGACCCCGGCCTTGTCCCACTCTTCGTGCATCTTGTGTCTGGCCTCGTCCAGCCCGGTCGGGGCCGGCACGTCCAAGGGAGCGCAGTCCAAGTGCGGCTGGAAGGGGATGCCGGGCTGGAACAGGTAGAAGATCGTCCCGGGCTCGGCCATGGGCACGAAGTGGATGCCGGCGATCCGGGTGGAGGTGGGGATATCCACCCACTGGGAAAAGCCCAAGGTCTCCAGGAAGCTGGCCAGGGCGTTCGGCAGCAGCTCAGCAGCGATCGGAAGGGCGAAGGGGACCACCAGTCGCACCCGGGGGAACTCAGGCGTGCTGGACGCGGTTTCGTATAAGATCGCGCTGTAGTTGGATGAGGTGACCGCGTTGACCAGGGCCGGCAGATCGATCTTGACCTGGGCCCGGTCCACCTGAACCTTGGCCTCTCCCAGGGTGCCCTTGCAAACGGCCTGGGCTTCCGTGGCATCGAAGTCGATGGCCAGGGCGGTGCATTGTAGGATGGCAGCCGTGACCAGTTCCGTTTCCCCGGGCAACAGGGTGCAGGGTGAGAAAGCTGGGGTGCGCAGCTTGGGCTTCTCTTTGCCCTTGGCCAGCTCATGCTTGCCTTCCAGCAGCCATTCGGCGAACTCGGAGAACAAGCCTTTGCAGGCAACGGGCTTCTTGTCGAAGGCCGACTTGACCGTGACCCATTGGAAGGGAATATCCACGCTCTCCACTGGTCCAGACGCAGCCTCATCCTCAGCAACTTTTTTCTTGCGAGCCATAGCTACTCCTGAATCAGCGGGGATTTGTGCGGGACTTTTGGGTTGCCCGGCGAATCCGGCGCTCGTTCATCCTGATCTGAATTTCGGGTCCGAACGCGGCCCAGGTGAAAAGAAGGCCAATGACGATGAGGATGGCGAAGTCCATTACAGCTCCCTCCCACAAGTAGGACAGCAATTAGCTTTCGCCTTCGGCCTCCAGCTCTGGTAAGGCGACTGCATTTCCCGCGTTGGGAAGGCGAGACCTTCGCGCCGGAGAACGGAGAGTGCCTTGCGAACGCTGTTCAAGGGGATGTCCGTGAGGAAAGCAAGCCGCTGGGCCGTGATTTCGTCTTGGGTGTTGAGCGTGGCCAGGACAGAAGCTTGGTTCGGGGTCAAAGGCGAGGAACTCACAGGATACTCCCAAATTGCTTCTTGGCGTCAGCCACGGAGGTTGCCCGGCAGGAATTGACATGCTCCCCTTTCGAATGAGAGGTGACACCGCCACCGGGCATGAGGTAGTAGGTGCGCTTGCTGACCGGCTTCTTGACCAGCACGGGCTGAGGGATGGGCTGGGGGACGGGACGGGCAACGGGCTTGCCCTGGAAGGCCGGCAGATCAGTGCCGACCAGGATGGAAGCGAAGCGGGGAAGATGCATGGTTTACTCCAGTCTGCCAGTAGTGGCAAAGGTTTGACGGGCTTTGGATAAGATATCCACATGGTCAATAGCATTGTTCGCCTTTTCCATTTGACCAAGCTCGGTATAGGCGAGAGAGAGGATCTCGACAGGCGCCTCAAAGTAAGCGGCCAAATACATTGGGACAACCCGATCAGTGGCAGGGTAGAGGGCCCATGAGAGAGCGCAGGCCATTCGCTCCCAGGCAATCGCCTCCTTGTTCATGCCCATCTCGTAGCAGAGCAGGCCCGCCAGCCAGGACAGCTCAGGGTGCTGCGGCGCGAACTTGAGCCCCTGGAGGCAGGCCTTGAGCGCGATTTCATGCTGCTTCACCTGACGCAGGCAGAAGGCCAGCCGGAAGCTGCACCAGGCCCGCATGGCAAAGTCCTTACCGTAGAGGTTCACGGTTTCCGCGTAGTAGGGGATCGCCCGCAAGGGGTCAGGGTCAAGCTCTTCATAGGTCTTGGCTAGGAGGTAGGACCAACGCGGGTTATCCGGTTCCTTCTCCATCTGGGCCTTGAGCCCTTCCACGTCGCCCTGGAGACGCTGCTTCAGGACTTCCGGGGACTTCTCCAGCTCATGGAAGCGGACACGGTCCAAGACCAGCATCTTGCCGGGCCAGTCCTCATGGGTGCCGTGTTTGAAGGCGTGCTTCACCGGCAGACGGAAGAAGCGCGGCTTGTGGTAGGCCCCATCATCCGAGGTGACATTGACCGTATCCACGTCCGGAGGCAAAGCCTCCAGTGTCTTGTGGATATCCACCCCATTGAGGATGAGACGTTCGTCCGTATCGAGCATCACCGCCCAGTCGGCTCCGGTGCGGGCGGCCTTGATCAGGCCATAGTTGCGCCAGCCGGCGATGTTGGTGCCGGCGATGGCGGTTGGATAGACCAGGAGCTTCTTGCCTGCGATCTTGTAGGCAATTTTCAGGGTCTTGTCAGGGACGATCGCCGGGTCAGTCAGATGCACCAGCAGCATGTGATCAGCGATATCCCGGATGGAATGGAGAGCCGAGCCGATGATATCGGCTTTGGTCTCCGAGGTGATGGTAATGGAACAGAGGGATATCATTGAGGCTCCTGGACAAGCTCAAGCCTGCGGGGTGGGTTCAGGTTCGGGGAAGGCGATGAGTCCGTAGTCCACCACCGCCTCACAGTCGGGGTCGATGCCGAAGTCTGTTGCGGGGTCGAAGGGGCGGCGCTCGGTTTCATCGACGGACGCCTTGACCTCGCCCCAGCAGATCCCGGTCACTTCATCGTTCCACCCATCGGGGGCATCATCCCTGTAGTGGTCAAGGTGGGCTTCGGCGTCTGCCTCCGCTTCCTTCGCGGTTTTGAAGGTCTCGAACCCGCACTCAGGGCAGACGATGGGCATGAGGGGTTAGAGGGCGCGCAACTTGGCATCGAGAGCGACCAAGGCGGTTTCCACCTTGAGGGTGAGGTCGCCTTCGTATCGCCGCTGGTCTTCAACCGCTTCCAGCACCGCCAGAATTTCGGGGGCGAGATCGCAGAATGGGTCCTCGAACGCGGAGCGGGCATCAATGAACGGGGTCAGGTCTGCGCACCCTCGCGCTTTGCTGCGCTGCTCGTATTCGGTCCATGCCACATTCTTGGCGGCCTCCAGTGTCTTCAGGGTTTCCAGATTCACGTTGCCCTCCAGGGCGATGGGCGGGAGGTTCCCGGGGATGGACAAGATCAACGGCTGATGCAGGTGAGTGCCGATTCAAAGGCTTCGTACTGCCTGGAGTCGAGGCGGCAAGCGTGGTCGAGTTCCAGCCCGGTGAGGGACCGCCCGCGCCATCGCTGGTCGGTGAGCCAGTGGGGGCCGACGATCTCCAGGTCCGTGCGCCCGATCTTCTTGGCGAGGTCTTTGGGATAGCCCAGGATCGAGTTGCACCAGACGTAGACCGCCAGTTGAGGCAGGTTTTCCATTTGGCGGGTGGTCTTTCCGGTCTGTCGGTCATCCATGGCAAAGTTCCTTATCTTGGACAAAAGCAGCATGGCCGCTAGGTTATTGGTTCGGATCCTGAGAAATAGCAGGAAGCTTAGCCCGGTCAACATCGGCTGAAAGAAAGACGATGGGCATAGGGGCCTCCTGATACTCCAAAAGCCCCTTCCGGGGCAATTGGAGATGGATCATGGACTAGATCTCGATGTGAGCGATCCAGTAGTCGAGCCAGTCGCACATGGTCTGGAGGTGTTCTCTCTGTTCCCGGATGTCCCTGGCAAGAGAGGTATTCAACTCCTGGATTGGAGCCCCACACGCGGGACTCCCAGGATACATACCGGGCAGGACACCCATCAGGTGTCCCTCCAAGTTCATGATCCGATCCTGGATACGCTCGATGACCTTTTCCAGGCCCGACATTTCCTGTTCCACTTCAAGAACACGGGCGGGGGCCTTGCTGGCCCCTTGAAGCCCAATGGCATCCTTGAAATCTTCCACTGCTTTCTTGTCCATTTGTCCCTCCAGGAATGTGTTATGGAAAACGTTTGTCTGCTTCATTTCGCCAGCACCAGGGCCAGCTCCAGCGCCCGTTCCTTTTCCTTGGCAGCGTTGCCGAAAATGATGGCGCTGGTCCGGTCCGTGGTGCCCTTGACCTGGGAATGGAAGTCGGCCCATTCGGTGTAGGCGTTGACCATGCCATAGGCCGTGCCGCACACGCCAGGGATGTCGGTGCCTGCGCCCTTGACAAGCAGCTCCTCGAACTTGGCCAGCTTGTTCATGAGGATGGTCCGGCCCCGGCCTTCGGGCGTCTCGTCCACCTTGCCGAACATGCCCTGCTCGAACTCCTCGACCATGGCGTCGGTGATGCGCACCTTGGCGAGGTGGCACATGGCATCCTTGAACAGGGCGAAGTGTCGCTGGTAGGTCGCCAGGATGCCAGCCGCCAGCTTGACACGGGCCTCCACGCTCTGGGTGTGCCGGATCTTGACCACGGCGGCGGAGCCGCGCAGTGCCATCGCTAGCGTATTCGCGCAGACGACACGCTCGGAGGTGAACCGATCTTCCACCCCGGAGCTGCCATCATGGCTGTTTGACAGCAGATTGAACGTGGCGATGGGATCACCCTTGACTGCCTCGAACGTGCCACCCTCCATGCGCGCCAGGAGCCATACCCGTTCACCCTGGCCGAGCGCCCCCGCTGTCTCGAAACGGGCTTGGCCCTCGCCCACCAGCACATCGAAGAACTCGAAGGCCGCACGGTTCTGGAGCGGGGTGTATTGTTCGCCGACCACGCCGAGCATGGCATGGGTGTCGCTGGTCATGGTGCAGTAGGCGGGGGCCTGCCGGCCATCGGACAGGTAGAGCTTTTCCTTGGTCACATCGTAATCCAGGTGGGCGGCCTGGATTGCCTGGAGCGAGGTCATGGGCCCATCCAGCTTGGTGCCGAGCGCATGCCACGGGGTGTTGCCACTGTAGGCCATACGGATGTTTCCTTCCGCGTCTTGTGCCAGATCGTGAGCCATTGAAGTGCCTTCCGGTGTAGGGCTGCGAGTGCAGCCGAGGTGATGACGTAAGATTAGTGCAAGACTGGACTGGGTCAAGAGAAATGTTTCGGGAAGAGAAAAGTTTTCCCAGGGCGAATCCATTTCAACCAGCGCCGTGGCCTGTGAACCGGCAGAGTCCTGGATCCATGGCCAGGGGCATGGTGTGACGAGGATCACAGAGCACCAGGCGGTCGGCCCAGGGCCCGGATTATCAGCCCGTGGGCCAGCCGGCCCGGATCCGAGGCACTGCACCCGGGGGTCCAGAGCACCGGCAGGGATGCCGATTCCCGGGCGCCGGCTGGCCCCAGAGGTGGGGGAACGATCAAGGCGGTATGGATGGGCACCGGGACAAAGAGAAAGCCCCTGGGACGTGTCCCAGGGGCTTTTGTGGAGGATTGCACTGCTAGTCGGTGAGCTTGCTATCGATCCAGACGATCAGGAAGAGGCACGGGAGGCAAACCAGGAACCGTGTCATGGGGCTTTCCTCGGCAGGATGGCCTTGAGCAGGGCCAGGGGATTGAAGCACAGTCCGCAGGCCTCGCAGCGCTTCAGGGAGCCGGAGGCGACCGGGCAGGTAGGGCCGGGCCCCACGACGAAAGGAAGACGCTGGCGGTCATCGTGGGGCCGGAGAATGGCGACGGGGCGGCGGGAGCAAAGCCATGAGATCCAGAGGCTCATACCTTCTCCCTGGTGAAAGCGATATCGTCCAGGAGGGTCTCGATCATGTCCCGGATGGCGGCTGAATCAGGGCCTACAGCGCTGGAGCCAAAATAGTGGCAGATGTCGGCCACGGTTTCATTGATAGCGGTCGTTTCCTCATCATCCACGTCCAGCGGATAGAGCCGACGATCGGTGGGCCAATTCCCCCAGCCGTGTGAATAGGCCGGAATAAGGTCAGGGACCGGGCCAACCACGGGCAGGGACTCCCAGTCGATCAGCACCGCTTGGGCAGCTAGACGCTTGAGATAATCCATGTCCAGGGTTTCCTTGCACGTGTGCTCACGCTCATAGCCGACGCTGATATTGACGATCTCGGGAATGATGCCCCGGTATTCGCAATTGTCGGTATAGCTCCCGGCGGCCCACGTGTGGCCCATATCCAAACGGGCGGCCAATTCATCGACAAAGGCCTCACTGGCACAGTTGCCGATGAATTGTTCCCCGCAGATGTCCTTGGTCCCCCGGCGGTCGAAAGCGATGCACCGGTCCAGGTGGGCCAAGCGTTCCGGCTCATGGTCAACGATTTTCGTTGCACCAATGCCCCCGATCTCCTCACCTTGGGTGAACAGATAGAGGCCAGGGACACCGGACACCAGAAGCTCAGCGAGCATGGCCACACCGGCCCCGTCATCGGCACCGAGCACATCCGTGCCATCGGTCGAGAGCACATTGTCCCGGAGTAGCAGCCGGGACTCACCGGGCCCCTTGTGGACCGTGTCCAGATGCGCTGTAAACAGCGTGCGGGACGTGCCCAGCCGGTGATCGATCCAGAGGTTGCCACCCTGATCGACGCAGGTCTGGGATGCGTCCGGGGCCAAGGCGAGTAGGGCCTTGATGAGGTCCTTGATGGCCTGGCTGCCATCGGGGCGTTTGAAGCGCAGGGCCAGCCCCAGGATGTTGAGAGCAGAATTATGCATGAGCGGACTCGCTTTCAGGGATGAAACGTAACTTGGCGAACGGGTTAAAGAAGTGGGGGTGGCGGACACGGCGAAGGGCCCAATGCCGAACGGGTTTGTGATTCATGGCGATCTCCGCCGCGATCTGGAGCGGCAACTGAGAGCGCAGGCAATCTTCACCGAAGAAAGGCACGGTCTCAGCTTTGAATCGGTATTCAAAATCACTCCGCCAGCGCGGGACGTTCAGACGATGTGAGACAACCGTTTCAACACAATCGTCTTCCAGGAACCATGTTCTAACCTCATTGCGGCCAACATAGATTTTCCGGCAATCAGGACGGAAACCCCAGGCCCTATTACCGTAATGGTCTGCATTGAGTCGAACCAGATTGGAGCAACGATGGTCTTCATCGAACAGATCGGCCCCAACATCCTCCGATGGCAGGTATCCGGTCTCCTCCGAGTCATGGATATAGCAGGCATCATCTTCATCGATCCAGTCGCCGTCGATGGTTTCAACCTGCCCGTCATGTTCGTGGTCACCCTCGATAATGTCGATTCGGCCATCCGTAGTGTCGAACTCATAACCGCCGCCATCAATGGCGAAATGATCACCCTGATCCGTGCAATGGCTGCAGCGGCCGTCCAGGTAGGGGGCCAGGAACTCGGAGCCATTCCATGGGATGCGGGCCAGCTTGAAACCCGCCCAGCTATCGATTTTCTCGTAACCGTTATCATCCAGCCATTGGCGCAGGGCCGGGTCATCGGGCCGGGAATACTCGCGGGGGCTGGGAACGCCATAGATGCGCACGTATTTTTTACCATTTACCAGGCAGCGTGCCGCCTGCACATCATCCTCGACCCGGCTGATCATGGACCATCCGTATTGGGAGGCATAGACGCGATACGGATGACCCTGGGTGGTCCAGCCACCCTTGGTCATGCAGGAGACGGCGCGGGTGTCCAGCATGGATTCGACCAGGGCCTCATCACGTAGTTCCTCCACATGGAACACGACCGGGGCGCAGAGTTTTTCGATCTCATGACCGGGCAGAACGCCCCCGAAAATACGCTGGAGATAGGACCCGGGCTTGCAGGCCTCTTGCCGGTCCGCCATGCCTTTGTCCACATTGCGGGTGTAGGCGATCCAGCCGGCATGCGTGCTGGACGCGTGCGGCCATTCACGGCACAGGACATCAAATACGGGGATGCGGTAGATCAGGGGCATTGCGTGGAACTGGCAGCACGGCCAATTCTCCTCAATCTGCTTGCCATAGGCCTTGATAAAGGCCTTGAGCACGCGGGGATCGATATCAGGATTGGCCGATGCCTCGCGGGGCAGGTAGGCGGGCATCGGGAGGATGCAGGGCATTCCCTGGGAAAGGTCGTCCAACTCCATATCGATGGCACCCTCTAAACGGGACGCCAGGTCAAAGCCGGAGACGGCGGGGATGCGTTCAAATGCGCGCTGGATGGTCTCAGGTTCGATGGACATCGCTAGGCCTCCCCGCCGATGGACAGAAGGGACTGGTGGGCCAGGGCGACGAACGCACGATGGATCGCGGCGGCCTGGGCCTGGGCCGTGAGGTGATCAGTGGCTGCGAGGGAAACGGCATCCAGCCGACTGTCGCGGACAGCGTGGGAGATGACGTGGGAACTGGGGATGTAGGACTGTGACATGAGGTAGTCTCCTGAGAGAGTAGGGGACCGCTGCGAGCGGCCCCGGAATTACTTGCGACCTTCGGCCTTGGCCATGCCATCGCGGTCGTAAACGATAGGATGATCCCCAGTGCGGTCAACGTGCCAGGGCCCGGCTGTATGATTGGCCATGACGTGGCTC